ATTTATGGGGAACATTTTTAGATGTTGATTATAGAAATTCGGGGCCAAAGATGGTTTGTTTTTATGCTGGAAAACCTTCACAATATTTGAAATTACCTAAAGGAGATTCCAAATATAGAGATGATGCATTTGAGATGAGAAGATCTTCTGGTAATCCGTTGTTAGAAGACCAACAGGGAAAAAAGGATTGGGCTCTTTCAAACAAGTGTGTTGGTTTCAACGTCGATGTTGGAATTAGAAATCAAAACATTTTTTATGCATTAAGTGTTTCGCAAGATAACGGGGTTGCAACATCTGAATCGATTAATGTTCAACTTGACATGGCAAATCAAGCTTCAGGTAGACAGATAGCGACACAAAATAATAGTTTATATAACTTATATAAAAATAGGTCATATAAATGTTCGATAACAAGTTTGGGAAATGCGTTAATACAACCTACAATGTATTTTAATTTACGGCACGTTCCTATGTTTGATGGACCATATTTAATTACGGATGTAACTCATACAATTCAACAAGGGTCATTTCAGACTACATTTGATGGAACAAGACAAGGTTATTTTGATTTGCCGACTATAGATAGTTTCCTACAAAGTATTAATCAAAATTTGATTACAAAGTTAGAAGAGATACTGAAGATAAATAAAGACCAACTAAAAATTAGTGCAACAACTGATAATGTTAAATCATCTCAAGTTGTACAACAGGCGGATAACACAAAAGACACGACAAATTCATGTAGTTCAAAAATAACTGCGCCTGTGTACACTAATGGTGGATATGAAGTGGTCAATGCTACATTAACCGAAATGACCCCACAAGATTTTGCGAATGCATTGAGAAGATTGATACCTAATAATGTTGATTTACAAGTTGCAATATATACTATTTCTTACATCAGAACTTATCAAGAAGCTTCTAATACTGGAGCTGGTATGTTCAATGGATGGAATAATAATTTTGCGACATTATCTTTAAGTCAAGATTGGTTTGGACAAGTTTCTCTTTTACAAAAAACATATAGTTGTATCAACATACGAACTAATCCGGAAAACACGTCTTCAGAGCCAATTGCTCATTTTGAGTCATTAGACAAATATATCCAATTTATGGCTGGAAGACTCCGAGAAAATGTCGATACTGGAAGAATCGCTCGACTTGGATTATCAAAATATTATGTTTGTCATTGGCCTGTGGATAACATTTCCGAAGAATACTACGATGAAAATGAAGATGAATTTTTACAGACTAAACAAACATTTGACAAGGCTTTAACTTCGGCTGCGGAATCTGGATTGAAGACAAAGAACGAAATACTTAAAGATATTGAAAATAATGAAAACAACGGAAACCAAGAACAAACACCAACTGTAACTCCAACTATTGGTCAAACTTGTCCACCACCAGTTTTATCTACATTCTCACCATCTGCTGGATTTACAGGTACGATTGTTCAAGTGAACGGTAGAAATTTTGAGTCTTTGAAATCAATCAGAGTAATTGATAAAGATGTTGAGTTGAAGGATATCACAGTGTTCAATTCTGAAACATTAAGATTTATTCTACCTGAAATTCAAATCCCTGAAGGACAAAATGTTGCAACAGGAAGAATCACCGTCATTACTGAATTCGGAACCTTCGAAAGTTTGGTTGATTTTACATTTAATTCGGCACTGGAGAATACCACAACATCATCACCAGGAGGATATGCAAATACTAATACTCAACAACAACTGACTACTTCACAACAGAATATTGTTGGTATAAATATTAATCCACAAAATACTGGAGAGTTACCTTTTATCTATGAAATATTTAGAGACGAATTGGGTAATACTTTGGAGTTAGATGTGAGAATAAATCCTCAGGTACAAGGGTGGAAAATTAGTGAAACCAATGTTTACAGTTATACCATTTATAAATTAATTGTCGGCCCAAATAATGTTCTAAAAGAGGAAGTGATTAAGGAACAAAATAATCAAAAACTTGAAAACTTTGTTTCACAAGACCAACAAGAATTTTCTATAAATAAACAACAAATGAGTACTTTGTTGAATCTTGATGAATTCAAATCTGAAAACATAAAAGCGGTTGTTAATATTACTTTGACGGCAATACCTGACGACAGGACAAAAAATCCTAAAAATGAACCATTAAATTATGAATTTGTGGTAAATGTACCACAACAATCTCCATCAGGAATTGGAAAAATTATTTTAGTATCCGACACCAATTCAGGTGAACTGCCAAATTATATGGGAAATAGTTATTACAATGTTGTAAAACCAAATGGAGGATACTACACTTTCCAATTTACCCCAACTACAAACTTGACTGTAACACAAACCAAAATTGTAAGATTCCCTGAATTAAATCTATTGAATACAACTGTAACAAATGGACCCGATACAAAATATACAAATATATTAGAAATAAAGGCATTGGGTGAGTTCCAAATGATTTTGACTTATACTGATGTTAATTCACCAGGTTCAACCTTCACAGTAACTTCCCAAAAATTTACTTTATAACATAACAACATATTTATATAAAAAGATTCTTATGAACATTAAATCAGCATTAGACAATTATCTTGGTAAATCTGTTAGATTTTCACAGGAGGACAATGGAGACGGAACCAAACAAGTTTGTGACTTGGATACTGGTGATTGCTACACAGTAAGAGAAAGAGACGGTCTTATCGAAAGAGCTGGACACCAAACTACAGCTAACCGAAGAGTTAGAGTAGAAACCGCTAACGGAATAAAAACATTATTAAATGGCTAACCAATGAGTTTAGATAAAAAAATTATCAAGGAGATTGAAAGACACAGAAAAATCAATCAGTATATTTTAGAACAAGTAGGAGCAACACCTGAAGAGGACGCATTAGGAGCATTGGCACCAGTACCTGGAGCTGAGGCAGCACCTGCACCTGCAGAGGCAACACCTCCACCTGCTCCGACAAATGAACCACAACCTATTGATGTTGAATCAGACCCTGACGTTGAGAAGATTGATGATGAAGGTGAATCAGAAGAAGCGACGGGAGAAAGTGGTACGGAAGAATTAGATATAACTGAATTGGTTGATTCACAAAAAAATATAGAAATCAAACAAGAAGAGTATTTTAATAACTTGTTCAATCAACTTAATGATTTACAATCTAAGTTAGGTGAGATGGATAACATCATGAACAAACTTAACTCTCTTGAGAATAAGATTGAAAAATATAGAGAAAAAACTCCACAAGAAAAGTTAGAGTTAAGAACATATGACTCTTATCCATTCAGTCAAAAACTTTCACAATTTTTTGATGATAAGTCAGAAGAAATGGAAAAGACAGGAAAAAATGATTATGTTTTAACTGCAGACGAAGTTACTGATATTAATGTAAACGACATTAAAAATTCCTTCCAACCTGGTGGTGGATTAGATAATGAAGTTTACAAAACATCATTCAGATAAAACTGAACGAAACGTTTGAAAGGTACCTTCGGGTACCTTTTTTGTTTGACTTATTCAAACTTTTAGTTATCTTTGTCTATATAATTTATCATTTTAATTCTTAAAAAAAACTATGAGTTCATTAGACGCCGTATTGGCACAGTACGAAAAAAATCAGCAAGGGGGCGGGGCCCAATCAAAAATGTCGCAAGACGAAAGAATGAAAAAGTATTTCGCTTTAATCTTAGGAGATAAAGAGAAATCAGGACAGAGAAGAGTTAGAATTCTCCCTACACCAGATGGTTCATCACCATTCAAAGAAGCGTGGTACCACGAAATTCAAGTGGGTGGACAGTGGCAGAAATTCTACGATCCAGGAAAAAATGACAACGAACGTTCACCTTTGAATGAGGTTTACGAAGAATTGATGTCTACAGGTAAAGAGTCTGATAAATTATTGGCGGCTCAGTATCGTTCACGAAAATTCTATATTGTGAAAGTAATTGATAGAGACCACGAGGAAGATGGTCCAAAGTTTTGGAGATTCAAACACAACTTCAAGAATGATGGAATCCTTGACAAAATTATTCCTATTTGGAGAAACAAAGGAGATATTACTGACCCTGAAAAAGGACGTGACTTAGTCATTGAACTTGCTAAAGCAAAAACTCCTAAGGGTAAAGAATATACAACAGTGTCAACTATTATGTATGACGATCCTGCTCCTGTACATGAAGACAAACAACAAGCAAAGGCTTGGATTGAAGATGAATTGACATGGATGGACGTTTACTCCAAAAAACCTGTTGATTATCTTGAAGCAATCGCAAGAGGAGAAACTCCTAAGTGGGACTCTGAAAAAGGTGGTTACGTTTATGGTGACAGTTCAGTTGAAACTGAATCATTCGGTGGAGGTTCCAAAAAGTCCTCATACGTAGATCCGCAGATGGACGACGAACCATCATCAGATTTACCATTCTAATTAAACAACTTAACTCGGATACTATTTTAGTGTCCGAGTTTTACTCACATTCCTTATGGCTATTAAAAAAAACGACTTCGAAAGTTTGAAGAAAAAATTCTCAACTTCGGCAAAATATAAACCTCAAAGATTTTTTGATTTAGGTCCTGACTTTTTGGACGCCGTAGGACTTCCTGTTCCAGCCATTGGACATCTTAATATGTTCTTGGGCCATTCTGATACAGGTAAGACTACTGCGTTGGTAAAGACTGCGGTTGATGCTCAAAAGAAAGGTATTCTTCCTGTGTTTATTATTACAGAACAAAAGTGGAGTTTTGAGCACGCCAAGTTGATGGGTTTTCAATGTGAGGAAATTGTTGATGAGGAAACAGGAGAATTGGATTGGGATGGATTCTATATCTTCAATAACAACTTTGATTACATCGAACAGATAACCGACTACATCAATAGTTTGTTAGATGCTCAAGAGAAAGGTGAATTGGATTATAGTTTATTGTTCCTTTGGGATTCTGTTGGTTCCGTTCCATGTAAGATGACCTTTGAGGGTAAAGGTGGTAAACAACACAACGCTTCTACTTTAGCGGACAAAATTGGTATGGGTATTAATCAACGTATTTCAGGTTCGCGTAAAGCGGATTCAAAATATGAAAACACTTTGGTTATTGTTAATCAGCCTTGGGTTGAACTTCCTGATAATCCTTTTGGTCAACCAAAAATTAAGGCAAAAGGTGGTGAGGCAATTTGGTTAAACTCATCTTTGGTATTTTTATTTGGTAACCAAAAAGGAGCGGGAACTAACAAGATTACTGCAACAAAAGACAAGAGAAGTGTTAAGTTTGCAACAAGAACTAAAGTGTCTGTATTGAAAAACCACATCAATGGATTGGGATACGAAGATGGGAAAATTATCGTAACGCCACATGGATTTTTAGCGGGTAAAGAAGCTTCAGAAGAAAAGACATCCATTGAAGCTTACAAAAAAGAATACGCCGATTATTGGAAAGATATTATCGGTTCTGATGGTGACTTTACCTTGAAAGAAGAAAAAGAAGACTAGTTTATTGTTTCACATTAAAATCACGAGTTGTGATTAAAACATTATTAGTGGACGGAGATAATCTGTTCAAAATAGGATTTCATGGAGTAAAAGAGTTGTACAATGGTGGAGACCACTTAGGTGGAATCTACCATTTTATAAACATCTTAAGAAAGTTTTTGGAAGAACACAATCATGATAAGGTTGTGGTCTTTTGGGATGGAAACTCCAACTCATCTATACGGAAATCCATTTATCCTCAATATAAAGCAAATCGTCGGCAAGATATGAACGAGTATAAGTACGAGTCATATCTTCAACAAAAATCGAGAGTTAAACAATATCTTGAAGAAATCTTTGTGCGTCAGGTTGAAATGATAAACAATGAAGCAGATGACCTAATTGCTTACTATACCAAGATTTCTGTTGATGAGGAAATTATTATATTTTCCGCAGACAAAGACTTAACCCAACTTATATCAGAACGAGTTACAATCTATTCTCCGACCTCTAAACAATATTATAGGTATGGAGATATGATTACTATTAACAAGGTCAACATACCCCATCAAAATGTCTTATTAACCAAAATTTTGACGGGGGACAAGTCTGACAATATAGATGGTATTGAAATGTTGGGTGAAAAAACTTTAGTCAAATTATTCCCTCAGATTTTGGAAAAATTATGTACTATCGAGGAAATATTAGATAACGCACGAAATATAGAGCAAAAGAAAAAACCAAAGGCTTTAGAAAACATTTTGATTGGTAAAACTAAAAGTGGTACATTTGGAGAACAATTCTTTGAAACAAACAAAAAAATCGTGGATCTTCACAATCCTTTAATCACTGAAGATGGTAAAGAACTTGTGGAACAGATACATACAGACACAATAGACCCCACCGACCGTGGATACAAAAACTTGATGAGAATGATGATGGAGGACGGACTCTTCAAGTACCTACCCAAGAATGATGAGGCTTGGGTAAATTTCCTCCGACCATTTATGAAACTTACACGAAAAGAAAAACGAAACACAAACAAAAATTAAAAAAACTTTATGAAAGAGCAAGACAGCACTAAAATGGAATTTCTTCTAACCCTTAACGACAACATTGTTGTTCAAAGGTATTTCAATGTTAGAGGTTACAATCCAAAGGCAAAAAACTCAATTGAATTCTATGACCTCATTAATGAGATTAAAGATGACCTACAGTATCATTTGAAAATGAAGACTGTTATTTACATGACGGATAATAGTGAATCTATTATGCATGACCCATCAGTTATGGATACCTCTTATACTGACGGACCAGAAATCTTTAACATCTTCGTTAAAAATGGAGACACGACAATTTGTCATAGAATTTTTGATGGAAAATATTTTCCACCCAAAGTTCGTTATACCGTTGACGTACGACCATTTTTGAAAGACATTCTTAGAGAATTAACTGACATTTTTTCAGAACAAAGATTAAGTTATCAATATTTGGATTTTGATTTGAGTAAGTGAGTATTTAATAATACACAGGGGAGCATTACAAATATATGAACAAAAATTTCGATTACTTAGGGAACACTTTCCAGATTCAACTATTGAATCAGATTGTGGTAGATAAAGACTTTTCATCGTCTATTCTTGATGTCATCGAGTCAACATACTTTGATAACAAGTATTTCAAAATCCTTTTACAGATGATTAAGGAATACTATGTAAAGTATGAATCAACCCCTAACTTCGAAACTCTCGAACAAATTGTCAAGTCTGAAGTTTCTCAAGAATTAGTCGCTAAAATTGTTTTAGATACACTCAAACAAGTTAAAGACGCTCCATTCGAAGGAACACAGTTTGTCCAAGAAAAGGCTTTGAAATTCTGTAAACAACAAGAACTTCAGAAGGCTATGGATAAGGCTCAAAAAATCATCACTCAAGGTGATTTTGAATCTTATGATAAAGTGGAGGGGTTAGTTAGAGAGGCTTTACAGGTTGGTGAAATAGAGAAAGGTCAAACAGATATTTTCTCGGACTTGGAGACAGTATTAGATGAGGATTATAGACACCCAATACCTATGGGTATACCAGGTATTGATAAACTACTTAAGGGCGGTTTGGCTAAGGGTGAGATAGGTGTAATCCTTGCACCAACTGGTGTAGGTAAGACAACCATCTTGACCAAGATTGCAAATACTGCATTCAATTTGGGTTATAATGTTCTCCAAGTATTCTTTGAGGACAATCCAAAGATTGTTCAGAGGAAACACTTTACGATTTGGACAGGTATTCCACCTGATGAGTTGGCACATCATAAAGAAGAAGTTATGTCAAAAATTACTGAAGTACAAGAAACAATGAAAAATAAACTTGTATTAAAGAAATTGGCATCTGATACTATGACAATGAATCAACTTAAAAATCAGGTTAGAAAAATGATTGCAGATGGAAACAAAATTGATATGATTATGTTAGATTATATTGATTGTGTATTACCAGAATCATCTTCTAAGGATGAGTGGAAGGCGGAGGGTTCGGTAATGAGAGGATTTGAAGCGATGTGTCACGAACTTAACTTAGTTGGTTGGACTGCGACTCAAGGGAATAGAAGTTCCATTTCTTCAGAAGTAGTTACTACTGACCAAATGGGAGGGTCAATTAAGAAGGCTCAAGTTGGGCACGTTATTATTACGGTGGCAAAAACACTCCAACAAAAAGAAATG